CTTGATACTCGTGAATGTTCATGAGTTTACGTCCTTTCCCAAGCGGGATATGAGCAAAAATTACGCAATATTGGACAGCTATTGTACTCGGGCTTTTTGATTGCCAGAGCGGTTTGCATATTTTGAATGATTAGATCGTTTGACACTCCACTTCTCCTTTTCTAGTTTGAATTCTTATAGACCGCCGTGGGCGTTGGAACAGGCTGCCATACCCTGTATTGCTGATGCTAAGTCGCCAAAATCTGTTGCATTACCCGTTGACGCAATGGTGACATATTCAATTATATTTATACGTCCCGATGCATTTGACCCACCTGCAAATATTCCTCTAGTTGATGATGATGCACCTGACATTCCATCGTAAGTTCCACTTAAATCACCAAAATCAGTTGCGTTACCTTCTGAAGCAATAGTTATATATTCAATAGTGTTATATCGAGTAGTGCTTGATATTCCTCCTGCAAACAACCCTCTTGTGCTACTTGAGCAAGATGCCGTTGAATCTTTTTTCTCTGCTAAATCACCAAAATCTGTTGCATTACCAGCTGAGGCTATAGTCACATAAGAGATAACATTTAAAGTTCCCGGCGATGTGGTTGCATCATTTCCACTACCAAATATGCCTCTTGTTGTTGATGCACAACCTGACAATTTAAATGTTATTTGAGTTAGGTCGCCAAAATCTCCTGTTGTTCCGGTTGATGCTATCGTGGCGTAATCAATCACATTTGAAGCGGTTCCAACTATGGCTCCGCCAGCCCACAGTGCTGTAGTGCCATTTGAACATGAACCTAATTGAGTTCGTGCTTGAGTAAGATTTCCAAAACTTACTGATGAACCAAAACTTGAATAATCAATATACTGAATAATATTTACGTTATCACCGGCAGAATTTGCTCCGCCACCAGCCATAGCTCTAGTTGATGACCCACTTCCAGCCCAATTATATTGTTTAGCATAAAGATCGGGCCATTGATAAGAATTACCGGTCGTTGCAATATTTACATACTGTACAGATATTTGAATTTGACCTGTGGTTCCACCCAAAAACAGTGCCATAGCAGAACTTGTCGGCGTGGGTTGGACTGCTGCTGCGACGTTAGAGCAACCCGCTAATGCATTTGGCGTGTTTGTTAAATCTCCAAAATCTGTAGCATTACCAGTAGAAGCAATAGTAATGTAACTAATTACATTTACTCTGTTACTACCATCAAAACCACCAGCAAATATTCCCCGTGTGTCCGATGCACACGACCCTTCTCCAGCGACTGTTAGTGTTAAATCACCAAAATCTGTAACGTTACCTGTAGACGCAATCGTTACATATTCAATAACATTAAGTCTGTTACTACCATCATTACCACCAGCAAATATACCTCTTGTAGAAGAGGCACACCCTGCCAATGAATTTTTATTGGCTGACAAATCTCCAAAATCTGTAGCATTTCCTGTCGAAGCGATTGTAATGTAATCAATAATGTTAAACCTTGAAACAAAATCTGTTCCGCCAGCAAACAATGCTCTTATGCTTGATGAACAAGATGCCAACATTGCTCTACTTTGTGTTAAATCTCCAAAGTCTGTAGCGTTTCCGGTCGAAGCAATTGTTATGTACTCAATAATATTTACAACGCCAGTTCCACCACCAAATATTCCACGAACATAATTAGACGATCCTGCCAAACTATTTCTAGCATTTGTTAAATCACCAAAATCTTGGGCATTCCCTGCTGAGGCTATAGTTACATATTGAATAACATTTGTATTTCCTGATGGTGTATAACCGCCTGCCCATAATCCTCTTGTATCTGATGAACACGCTGCTGGGCCATCAGGTTCATTTAATAAATCACCAAAGTCTGTAGCATTACCAATTGTTGCAATAACAATTTTGTTAATAACATTTGTTGCAATATCACTCCCAGCAAACAATCCAGTCGGCGCTACATTCCCAGCAATCGGCCACAGACCTTGCTTTAGCCAATAGGACATCTGATCGAGCGTCCAGACCCCTGTTGCGCCCCCGTCTTGATACGGGCCGGTCGGTGTCGGAGGTATCGGCTTTATAAACCCGCCGGGCCATTTCTCACTCATTTACAGTCCTCCGTGGGCGTTGGAACAGGCGCCCTGATATTCAATTGCTGATGCCATATCTCCAAAATCAGTAGCGTTTCCTGTAGATGAAATGGTCACATACTCAATAACATTTGATCTAGATCCAGTGTTACCGCCACCAAATACCGCTCTAGCTGTTGATGATGTTGCTGCAAGATAATATTTGCCAGCAACTAAGTCACCAAAGTCCGTGGCATTTCCTGTGGATGCAATGGTTACATAGTCAATAATATTTGATGCACCACCCGGTGAATTTTCTACACCACCAGCAAATAACCCTCTAGTTGATGACGATGCCGCAGCTCCAGCCCCCCTTGCAACTGATAAATCTCCAAAGTCTGTAGCATTCCCGGTTGACGCAATTGTTATGTAATCAATTATATTTGTGAAATCTGCAACATCTGATCCTCCGGCAAATAAACCTCGTGTTGCGGAACCACAAGATGCAACTCCTGAAGAGTTTTGATTTAAGTCGCCAAAATCTAAGGCGTTACCAGTAGTTGCAATAGTGACGTAATCAATTGTATTTACGGCTTGTGGAATTGAACCACCCCCCCACACACCCCTTGTTTCTGATGAACACGCAGCAAGATAATTTCTTGTTTGTGTTGAGTCACCAAAATCAATTGCCTTTCCAAATGTTGAAAAAGTGACATACATAATTGTATTCACACGAACACCACCTGATCTGCCGTTGCCAAACAATCCTCTTGTAGACGAAGCACACCCTGCTGGATTATCAGTTGTTGCAACTAACAAATCGCCAAACATCATGGCGTTACCAGTAGTTGCAATGTTTACATATTGAATGCTTGCTTGAACAGTTCCAGTTGACCCACCCCCAAACAACGCCATTTCTGCGCTGGTCGGTGTGGGCTGAACGGCTGATGCGGCGTTGGAGCAGGCGGCATTGTAAATACTTGTTGCTGCAAGAAGATCACCAAAATCGGTTGAATTACCGGTCGATGCAATGGTTACATAATCAATTACGTTTGATGCTGCTGATCCTGTATACCCGCCACCCATTACAGATCTTGTCGCTGATGCACAAGATCCTATGTAATACCTTGCTAATGTTAAATCACCAAAATCAGTAGCGTTGCCTACCGAAGCAATAGTCACATAGTCAATTACATTAGAGGCTGAACCAGTGTTTCCGCCAGCAAACAATCCTCTTGTGTCTGATGCTGATCCTGATAAAGAATTTCTTGAGACTGTTAAATCTCCAAAATCAGTTGAATTTCCTGATGATGCAATTGTTACATATTCAATTATGTTTACATTTCCTGTTGTATAAGCTAACGCAGTTAATGCCCTTGTGCCTGATGAGCAAGCCGCATTTGTATAACAAGCTAATGATAAATCTCCAAAATCAGAAGTGTTGCCTGTGCTTGCTATGGTAATGTATTGAATTATATTTATTGGCGATCCATCGTATCCAGCAAAAAAAATGCCTCTTACATAATTTGATGTTGCTGATAAATATGCGTATGCACCAACCAAGTCTCCAAAATCACTAGCATTACCTGCTGAAGCGATGGTGACATAATCAATTACATTAACATAACTTCCTGCTACAGTACCACCTCCAAAAATTCCCCTTGTTGAACTGGCACAAGATGCACCTTGATATCTTGCTTGAGTTAAATCTCCAAAGTCGGTAGCGTCGCCAAGGGATGCAATAATTATTTGTTGTATTGTATTTGTGCCAGTAGTAGTAAACCCACCACCAAACAACCCAATCGGGCCATTAGTCGGGCTATACGGCCACTGTCCCTGAGCTACCGCTTGGTAGACCGGCTGGAGGTTCCAGACGCCTGAATACGATGGCATTATTGAAGTCCTCCGTGGTCAGATGAGCAGCCAGCTATTCCATTTGTTGCGGCCGTAAGATCACCAAAGTCTATGGCGTTTCCGGTCGAGGCTATGGTTACATACTGAATTACGTTTGTTTCGCCGCCAAAATAACCGCCAGCAAAAAATCCTTTGGTTGACGATGATGTAGCGGCTAAATTGTATGGTTTATTTATTAAATCCCCAAAATCACTAGCATTTCCTGCTGACGCAATTGTGATGTAGTTAATAACATTAGTTTCTCCGCTATCAGTAAGACCACCAGCAAACAAACCTCTTGTAGCAGATGAACACCCAGCCAACGCATTTGTTGTTACTGGCAAATCTCCAAAATCAGTAGCATTGCCAGTGGAGGCAATCGTTACATAATCAATAACATTATGTCTTGCACCACCGCCATCATTATTATATCCACCCGCCCAAACACCCCTAGTGCTTGATGAACAAGCTCCTAGCTGGTACCGATCTAATGTTAACGCCCCAAAGGATGTTGCATCACCAGTTGTTGCTATTGTTATGTATCCAATAGTAGTCACTGGAATATTTGAAGTATTTTGACCGCCTCCGTACAAACCTCTTGTGCTTGACCCGCAACCTGCGTTATAGCTAACAGCAGCAGTCAAATCCCCAAAATCTATAGCGTTTCCAGCCGACGCAAGGGTTATGTAATCCAAAACATTTTGTTTGGTACTTCCACTATTTAATCCGGCGCCAAAAACTCCCCTGCTTGACGATGATGTTGCGCTAAGTCCATTTCTAGCTACGGTTAAATCACCAAAATCTAATGAATTTCCAGAGGTCGATGCCATGTTGATATAGGAAATAACATTAGTTACTCCATTGGTGTCATAACCTCCGCCAAACACAGCTCGTTGAAACGCTGGCGTAACACTACCGCTTGCCGCACTATAAGCACTTGGGCCATAACTATTGATCGCCCACACCTTGGCGGTATACGCCGTTCCATTGGTAAGCCCAGTAACAGTAATTGGAGACGATGATCCGGTTCCGCTAATTGAGTTTCCAGAGCTATCAACAGCAACGGCTCCGTAACCTGTAATTGCACTTCCGCCCACATTTGCTGGCGCAGTAAAGGTCACCGATAACTGCGTATCTCCGGCAGTCGCAGTCCCAATAGTCGGCGCATCTGGTACCTGTAGCGGATCATAAAAGGCAGTTATGAACCCGCCCTTTGGATAACGGAAACTCATAATGAGTCCTTAAGCGTTTATTTCTTCCCACGAACAAGTGACCACAAGGTCGCTGGCCGTACCCGCCGTAGCACCGATGGACTCATCTTCTTTTAGATACAGGGCTGTTGTCTTATCCAAAACAATCAGCGTTGCATCAGCCGGAACCGATACGGTCGAAACGATTGGGAATGCCGTACCGCCCAAAGCCGCTGCGCTATATTTACTGATTGTTATGTCAGCAGCCGCCGAACCATCGACGTTGGCTACCGTGATCATATTGATCTTATAAACCTTGCCGCTTGCAGCAGCGTTGCTAACAATTGATGTTGCGTTAGTTGTAGTCAGCGACGTACTGGAATTGTTTCCATATATCGCCGCGACGTTAACAATATTTGGGTTTGCCACGATTTACTCCTTATAGTCCAAAGATAAGGGCAAAAGCGATGGATTGCCCCTTAGATACACCGCTGGTGATTGTTGCAAAAGAAAGAGTTCCAGAGCCATTTGTTACGAGCGCTTGACCGCTAGTTCCATCGGCACTTGGAACCGTTAAGGTTAGATTTGATGCCACGACCGCCGGAGCCTGAAACGCCACATAATTCGATGAGTCTGAATCGGCAAGCCTTAAATCGCCCTGAGCGCCAATCTGTAGGTTTGACCCGTCAAATGTTAGGTTTGCAGATCCGGCTAATGCCCCCGCATTGTTATATTGAACTTGGGTTGTCGAGCCACCGATAGTCCCAGTACCTTTTGAGGCTATGGTTTGTACAGTGCCGCCGCTATCCTCATAGAACAATTTTCCATCTGCAATATTTATTGCAAGCTCACCTTGCTCTAAATTTGCAGCTAGTGGAACCGCTGCTCCTGTGGTGCTGTAATAAAGCCGAATTGGCGTATATCCTGCTTGTGGCATAGTTTTACCTCTTTAAGTGACGACCTCTAATAAATGTTCTAAAACAACCTCCGGCTCAACGAACTGTTCCGATTTGTGTTCGATCAACTCCCACCAAAGAAACTGGTTTGGAGCCAAGTAAGACCGATCCTTGAGCAGGTTGATGTTCTCCGGATGCCCGAATATCAGCGGATCTGAAACCGACCAAAGCACAATTCCCGGCTTCTTTTCGTCCCAAGCCAGATGTTGGAAAAAGCTGTCGCATCCGATCCATGTCCTGCATTGTCTAATCAGGTTCCTTAATTCAGTAATCTTTAAATTCTTCCTAAAATCCTCAACTAACTGCCCTTCACCTTCTACGCCTACTTGGATAATCGGCTCATCGATCATCTCAACTAAGGTTTTCCAATACGGATAGTCCTTTGGGTTTTGCTTTCCGGTCCTTAATTTTTTTGCATATGGGGCAATAATAATCATAGGTACAGTTTGCGATAAGCGTTCTCTAAACTATCTTTCCACTTCCAATCATTCATCTTTTTATAAATACTGTACGGCTCAATATCCCCGAACATCTCTCTAGCCTTAGCAATTGACTCACAAGGCAAAACTTCTGGATAACATCCAAATACGACCGGATTTTTAACGTCCGGCAGCACATGGGTGAAGACAATATGATCGCCCATACCCCCGTTTAGCACCACTATGGTGTCGTCTTTGTGCTTTATGAAGTTTTGGAAAATCTTCTCGTCGTGGGCATAAAGTCCGGGGTTTCTCTCCATCCGGATACCCCCTTCAGACTTTAGATGCCAAGTCACCGCATTTGGAACTGCGAGGATCTTGTAGCCCTTTTTCTTTAGTCCGTAGGTAAATAAAGTTTCTTCCCGGTGGGCCACTCTTGAAAGCCCAAGGTTGTAGTCCACTACCCCAGCTCGGTATAAAAATGAGCAGTGCAGGTGATCGACCTCTTGAGCCTTTTTAAGCTCATCCCACTGAAGGTTTGGCTCAAAGTCAATGTTCTCAATCTTTCCTGTGGACTTTGAGGTATCAAACTGCTTTCCGGGGATTAGGATTGCCCCGCCGACCGCTCCCACCCTTTGATCGGCGTAGGACAGAAGGATCTCAAGGGTATGTGGCTCTGGGATAGCATCGTCATCTACCCGCCAAACCCACTGATAGCCCATCGTATTGGCCATCTGATGGTTATAGTGCTGACCTTTCTTGGCTGCGAATACCCATTCCCAAGCGATGCCCTTGCGGTCCAACATGGTCAAAAGACCCAAATAAGTCGGGTCTTTCCGGACATCCTGAGGCTCGTCATTGTCATCGAATATGACCAGCCTATCGACCGGCCGGGTTTGACTCAAAACCCCCTGAATTGCCAAAGGCAGGGTGGTTTGGTAACGGCCGCGAGTAGAGATTGAGCAAAGAACCATCATCGAACCCAAATCTCGTTTGTTCTACCCAAGTCTCGGTAGTTGATCATCTCTCCCTGAGAGCCTAGATCCCAAGCACCAATATGTTTGCGGTCTTTAAGTGTAAACCCGAAGGACTCTAACTTCTTCTCTATTACCTCGATGCCCCGGTATTTGGGGTGCAGGTCTCCGTGGACCTCCAAGGCGATCGTTGTGATCCGCTCCATGTCCTCTTCTGAGGCGTTCATCAGGATGTCGTACTCAGCCCCCTCGCAGTCCATCTTGAGGAAGACATTACTTCCATCGACCATGTCTAAGAGGTTATTTAGGGTGACGGAATAGACCTCTTCAAAGTCCTCTTGGGCGTTATAAAGGCTGTTGTGGCCCGTTTTTTGCTGCAGCCCTATCCGCACATACTCCCCGGCGCGGTCAGAAACCACGGCCTTTTGTGGTTTGATGACATCTGAACCCGACTTCCACACATTTTTAATCAGGACATCAAAGGTCGGGGTCACCGGCTCAATTGCTATGACCTTCCTAGCCCCAAGGCTAGCGGCCAAGATCGAAAAGGTGCCCATGTTGGCCCCGATATCGATGACCTCCCGGCCGCGCATGGTCTCTTCAGAGGCTCCGTAGACATTCCCGATGACCACCTCATCGAACAATTCCTTGGCCTCAGAGCCGTTTTCGCACATCCAAGCAAGGGATGACCTAATTTGCTGGTCTTTATCCTGCCTAAGGGCGTTTTTGGCCCATTCAGGGTTGTACTTTTGAGCCAGTTTGAGCTGGTTTTGCCTAAACTTACTGTCCCAGTCCTGAACTAGGGCCGTGTCGTACACGGTTCCCTCGCCCTTGTGATAGACCGGCATCTCGCCAACAAAGGTCTTGCCGTCCCAAAACTTGCTTCCGCACTGGGTTACCTCAAAACCAGCCTCTTCGGCCTCAATACAGAAGTCAATGTCCTCACATCCGCCAACCCCATACTCCGGGTTTAAGAGTCCAATGGTCTCAAATACCTTGCGATGCACCATAACGCAGAAAAAGATTGCAAATTCACGGTTAGTGATCTCACAACGATTCTTAACTACGCATGAAATGCCCGTTTTTGGGCTTTCAAAGGGCGCATCAAGAAGGTTTAGCCAAGTATTTTTGTCCTGCTCAATCAAAACGCAGTCGTTATTGAGCAAAACAATCTTATCTGCGGTCGTATGCCGTATGGCCACATTACAGGCCACCGGATATCCAAGTGGAGTGTCACTCCAAATAACCTTAAAGTGATCCCCAAAGCCTATCCGGGTAAATTGATTTTTTAGTGACTCAAGATACCAGCGGGTATTGTCCGTACATCCGTTGGCCGAAACCAAGACTTCGACCTCGCTCATGTCCGTGTACTTGAAAATAGACTCAAGACACGGCCGCAGCAGGTCGTCGCAGTGGTTATAGGTTGGGATGACTACGGAATACTTCATGAGAATGTTCCGCCCTGAACCCCAGACAGAAACGCATTAGTTGTTGCGTTGTAACTCAAGTCCGAATCCGTCAAAGCGCTTTGGCTTCCCGTAGTTCCAGCTACTAAAACGGGGTATACAGGCGTCGTAGAAGTCGTAGCGACATCGATTGTTGTCGGCGGCGCACCCGAAAATCCCGATGTACCCGAAAAGCCACTCGTCCCCGAAAATCCGGAAAAACCTGAAATTCCGGAAAAGCCGGAGGTTCCACTAAATCCGGAAATTCCTGAGTCTCCCGAAAATCCTGAAATCCCCGAAAACCCGCTGATCCCGGAAAACCCGCTGAATCCTGAAATCCCGCTAAAACCGGAAAAGCCCGACTCGCCGCTAAATCCGGATGTGCCGCTGAATCCGCTAATTCCGGAGTCGCCGCTAAATCCTGAGATTCCGGAGAATCCCGAAATTCCCGAAAATCCGGAAATACCGCTAAAGCCAGAAAATCCGCTTTCGCCCGAGAAACCGCTAAAGCCAGA